AAGGTTGCCGACCACACCAGCGCCTTGATCAGCTCTGCATTGGCCTCAACCGTCTTGTCCTGCGCAAACCGAGCCATGTGGCCCAGTGCCGTGCGTGTCACCGCCTCCGCATCCCTGCGGCTCACCTCCAGCAGACCATCTGCGTAGCCCCGCGCCTTGGTCCCGCGCAACTCTCGGATGATCTGGTCTGTCGTCTTGCCTTCCACGAATCCCGATGCGATGGCCTGGCGAACCTTGCGCATCTTGTTGGCGTCCAGTTCCTTCCACACCTCGCGCAGCAGCACACCCTGGAACGGGCGGGACATTGCTGCGGCATAGACAGCATCAGGCGCTACGCTCGCCACGTGAACGCCTACAGGGACGTGCGTCGCGAGAACCTGCGCCTGGTAGCTCGTCTCGTAGGCGACGAAAGTGCGCAGCTCCTTGGTGAGTTCGCGCTCGATCTCCGCATAGACCTGCACGCTCATGGACCTGATGGAGGTCAGCAGCGACTCCAGGCGCTCCATGGAAAACGTCGTGGCATCCATGCTCGCCAGTTTCTCGGCCAGCTCGGCAAGGATGCGCTTGTCGGAGCGGTTGAGCGTGGCGATGATCCGCGCCACGACGTTGTTGCTCAGGCCTTGTAGCGCCACTTGGTGGCGGATGGCCTCATCGCGCAGGAGGTCGTTGACGCTCTCCATCACTCATCCCCGATGCTGCCCAGGCTGGGCCCTTCCTCCTTCACGGCGTCCAACTCGTCCTCGGGCACAACGTCCGGCGCGATGATGCCCCGACGCTGCTGCTCGCGGATCAGCGTGCGCTTCGTGATGACGCCGCCTTGCTGGAGCTGCAGCAGCAGTGCGGCGGTGGCCTCGCTCAGGCTGGATGCGGCGAAGTCCTTGAACAGCGACACGCTGCCGCCTTCGGGCAGGTTCAGCCAATCCGCAGTGAACTGCAGCGCCTGGTCGATGGAATCCTCGAAGGTCTCCACGATCCGCTGCAGTTCCGACTTGTTCGCCTCTGCGTCGATTTCTGCCTCGGTGGCAGACCGCTCACCCGGTTGCGCGACCAGCAGCTCTGCTCCAGTCTGGATCATCTGCGCTTCCAGGGCCTCCAGCGACTTTGCTCCGGCATCGATGGCCGCGCCGGTGTGCTCGACGTACATCATCTCCGCGCCCTGGGGCAGCTTCACGGCAGCCGATGCGCCTACGGTGATTGTGGCCTCGTCTGCTCCGATGGTCGCCAGGATCGGAACGCGCGCAACGTGGAGGATGGTGTCCTGATCGCTCTGGCTCTGCCAGTGCTTGACATTCAGGTGCGCCAGGTCGATCAACGGCGGCTTGCCCATCATGTAAGCCACTCGTCGCCCGTAGACCGGGACGAACGGGATCGCCTGCAGCGTGGTTGTCCCGCCGTCGATCCGCTGGTAACCGCCCGTCGTTTCTTCGTACAGTTCCCATGTCCCAGGCGTAAGCACACGGACGCGGTTCACGGCCTTGGTGCCGAACTCGCCGTCGTCAACCTCGGCCGTTTCAGCAATCCGCAGTTGCGTCAGTGCGGTGACGCCTGCCACCTTGCCTGTGCGCCAGCCCAGAATCTGCCCGTGCTTGATGTGCACCCAGTACGGGCGAGCGCCCATGGCCTTCTCGTCCGCCTGAGTGCGGGCCTGCCCCTCGGTACGGGTGAAGTCCACCAGAATGCCGCCGAAGCCGAACGACACGGCCTCCTGCATCAGGTCGGCCGCGAAGACGTGAAGGCTCCGGCCTTCGCCGTCAATGTCCTGGCACAGTTCGACGATCCGCTCGGGCGTGTTCTCGCCCAGCGTGACCTGCTTGCTGAAAGGCTTGCCAGCCATCACGCCCACGGTGCGAGAGAACGCAGGGAATAGCGTTGCCGTCGCCAAGCGCTGGTTGTAGCTCGCATCCTCTTCGTTCGGCCACTGAGGCAAAAACGATCTACCCGCCCTGCGCATGGCCGCAGTTCCACCCATCAGCGCATCGATGATGTGCCAGTTGGCCGCCATCTCCTTCACCGCCGTGGATTGTTCGTTTACTGCTGTCATTGGCTACATGCGAAGGGGTTGGACGGTGGCGATGCGCTTCACGATAGGGAACCGCTTCACGAGGAAGTAGCCCTGTGCATCAGGCGGATGGTCGTGCCCAGTTGTCTTGTCGGGCTCGCCGCTTGGCGCCCATGCCTGCTGCTCCAGTGCTTCGGTCAGCACCGGGCAGGCATCCGTGTTGATCTTCCAGCGCCGCTCACCCTCAGCGTTAAGGATCATGGCGTTGACTGCGTTCACCCGGTCTTTCACGGCCGGGTTCGCAGGGTTCACGACGATCTGCAACCCTGCACTCTTGAGGATGCTCAGGTCCGACTCGCTCGCGTCTTTGCTGCTCGTGTTGCCTCCGCTGGCGTCGGGGTAGACGACCACCGGGTGGCCCTTGTCAAGGTACGTCTCTCGCAGCAGCTTTGCCATAGCGGGCGTGTCCCGCACTTTGCAGTGCTCGGCAAGCGTGAGAGGCAATCCATTGCGCATCACGTTGACCTCGGCCGTCATGTTCAGCACGTTGAAGTCGAGGCCGATGTGCACCGCCTCCTTCTCCCGGATCGTCTCCTGGGTGTGGTTCAAGCGCCGGTCGAAGTCCGGGTACACGTTCCCGCTCGCCAAGTTCACGAACTGGCCGCGCAGGTACGCGGAGATCAGTTGCGGTGGATAGCTCGCCAACAAGCTGGGGATGTAGTCATCCGGCAGGTTCTTGGCGTTCTCATAGGTGCTCGCCTGCACCATGCCGTACATGGCAGAGAGTCCGGGCTTATCCCTCAGCTCCTTCACGAACTGCTGATAGACGAACTTGAAGCCCTCGGGCGTTGTCGTTACGTCTATGCCATTCGCCAACCCATCGACCTTGAAGCGCATGCGGGCGATGATCTTGCGCCAGGCTGTCGCCGCCTTCTGCGCCTTCATCACGTCCAACTCATCAATCAGCGCCTTGCCGATCTTGAAGCCAACGATGTCTCCGGGCTTTTCCATCGAGCGGCAGAGGATGGTCCCCCTGTATTGCCCGGAGCCGTAGAGGTGCACCTCCTTGTTCGACTCGTGGATGTCTGTCGTCAGCCCCCAGTGCTCTGCGACCTCTTCAATGGTCGGATAGAAGATGTCGCGGATTTGGCCGTAGGTCGGCGCGAAGTATCCGCTGGTGACCTTGGGCCATTCCCAGACGTGCCGGCACAGGGCAGAACTCCCCACCCAAGTCTTACCGCTTCCAAAACCAGCAACGAAGGCGCGGTACTTGTGCGGCAGGGCAAGAAAACGCGCTTGCGGTTTATTCAGCTTCGGGCTTAGCTGCATCTTCCACCTGCACCACGACCTTGACAGGCAGGACCGGCGCATCGCTGCTGTCCGGGTCTGGCTTGTCTCGCCACAAATCGGGCCTACGGTTCTTCAACCAGAAGATCATGCTTGTCGGGTCAGGCGGGTAGTGCTCGGTATATTCCTCATGCACCACTACCTTGTCCACCACCATGATCTTCACGGCCTTGTGGCTGTACCCCTTCGCCCGCTGGAACAAGCTGTCCGCGATCACGGCATCAGCGAGTTCCTTGCCGGCCTTTAAGGACTCCGAAAATTTGGGGTAGACCTTCTTCCACTCGTTCAACGTGGATTCGGTGACCTCGAAAAACTTGGCTAGGTCGGAGTCCTTCGCGCCCAAGAGGCACAGCTTGCGCGCCTGCTCTGGGAACTCGTCTCGATACTTGCTTGGCCTGCCACGGCGGGCTGCCGGCTTGGCCTTCGCCGCCGGTTGTGCCATGGCAGACCCTCATAAATGGAAAAGCCACCCGAAGGTGGCTGGTTACTCACTGATAGCCGGCAGGACCACTCCTGAGCAATCGCCGTAGATTGGCCTGCTCAAGTGCCCACCCGGAGCGCTCTCGACTCCATACGGGAGCCCTGCGACTTCAACATACGACCTGGTGACGGCCCTCACAACCCGCTCTTGGGCTCGCTCAATAGCCCGCTCGACAACACCTACCGCCAACCGGCGCACCATGGCATTGAGCTTGCGCGCCTCGATGGCGCATGCCATTTGTGCCTGATGCATCTTCCGGATGCTTCTGATGGATGCCATGGTCAGCCCTTGCGCCCGTGGCACAGGAACGCTTTGATCTTGCGCGGAGCGTGGACTGGTGTCACTTCGAACTCCACGCCGATCCTGTCGAACACAGATTGCTCGGTGACGGCCTCGCCGTTCTCAACACGAATGGGCAGTGACGTTTGCGTCACGACGCCCGCTTCCAGATCCACCGATACGACGCGATCCAGGCGAGTCCCTGTATCCATGTCGTAGACCAGGGAGCCGGGTGCGTTCTCGTGGGTGGAGATCATGCCCAGGCCTTTGCCACCCAGCCACACAACAGGAATAGGCCGCACATCAGCGGCGGCAGCGTGAAGCCACGCACGAATACCTCGCCGGTCGAGCGCGTCGTCTTGGTGTCCTCCGGCATCATCCCGCGAAAGCTCCGCAGCACCAGGGCCAAGCCGTAGGCCTGGGCGACACCGATGGCAGGCAGGCCGAAGATCGGCACAGCGAACCAGCCCCACAACACGGACGCTGCGAGGCCCGCCCAGAAGGCTCCCCACACCAACGTCAAGACGAGCGCAGCGAACCCGCCCAACACTGCAGCGACTGCGATACCCGCGGTCAGCTCGTGACGCTTTGCAAAGGTGCTCATGGGATTCCTTGGTTGAGTTAAGCGCCTCTTCGGACTCCCGCGCGGGAGAGGCGAGCCGTTATCTGTGCGCCAGTCTTGACCCCGACAGCTCAGGGCAGGAGATTCCGCGCCGTCAAGCCTCTCGGGCGCGGGCAGTGCTGGCTACTGGGGCGAAAATGCCCGCAAGGCGGCAACTGTCACCGCATTAGCAAAGGAAAATCCATGGATTCGGCTCAAACACTCGCGGCCCTCTTGTTCATACGCGCCAATCGGCCACTGCAGCAAAACGTCATTGACGCTCTTATCGCGAGCGGATTGGCAACAAGACTCGAAGATGGTTCGTTAGCGTTGACATCCGAAGGCGTTTCACGGCTTAACCAAGGAAGGTGAGCTAATTGCCATCCTAGCTATACGATGGAGCTTCTACACAACCATCGCCAGGAGGCCGGAATGACATACACCACAGATGAACTACTGTTCGCCGCGGCCGTAAACCAGCGCATCAATCAGCTCCGCTTAGAGAAGGCTCAGAACATGACCGATGAGAAATTCGAAGCCTGGTTGGCACAGCCTGACTATTGGGAAGGCCTCGTGAAAACTGCACTAGGCGAGATTGAACTCACCGCGAAAGCGATTCGAGAGCTTCGGGCGGATAAATAGGCCTGCTCAGCCGCCTCAAGTCTCGATGCAGCCCGATGACGGCCGCGAGCAGTTCCTTGCCAGGCTCGATCAACAACAAACCCTCGGGGTCGCTCGCGATGTCTCGAGGGTCACGCGGCTGGCCTGTGTAAGGGTTGAATCGCATCACCTTCTGCGTCATCACGATCTCCAATAGGTTGCCACCACCGAGGGCATGGCGTCCCTGGCGGTTTGAGGCGTGGTGGATGCGCCCTGGTGGCGGCGGAATGGTTGCCGCGCTGGGATTCGAACCCAGGCAGATCGGCGTTTCGGCTCTCGGCGCCACGCAGATCCTCTTGCATCGAGTCACCCTTCGGCCTCTCGGGCACACGGCGGAAAAGAAAAAGCCCGCGCAATGGCGGGCTTCCAAAATTCAGGGCGAACAACTCCATCGAGGTCTTCCCACGTCGCTACAGGCAATGCCAGGCTGTTGCGTGGTGACGTTCAGCAGAGGTTCGCCGCGCGACTGCCTCAGCAGGCAGTGCAATCGACGGATGCATTATCACACAAACAGAAGTGGTTGCAAATACTTTCGTTAGGGCGCTATCATTGCTGAATGGCAACATCACTATCCGCACGAGTAGCAGCATCTCGCGAACGTCTCAAAGCAGCCGGCGGGCGCGCAATTCCTCGCGGCATGCTCCAGCCCGACGCAGCCCAGGCGCTGGCTGAATTACTCGCGGCGGGGTACGGTCCAACGGAGACTGGCGTTATCAGCGCCGCCCTGCTTGATGCGCGAAAAAAAATGAATAGGGCAGCAAAAAACACTTGACGTTAGAGCACTAACAAAGCATAATTGCATTCATGGTGATCGAGATTGATTGCCACCGAGTCCAGGCGGTACCTGGCGTTCCACAAGGAGCACCCATCATGCAAAACCAAATCAACCTCTCACCCGAACAAATCGAAGAAGACTTCGCTGAACTTGGCGGCTCGGTCATGGTCTTTGGCGAAGATGTGGACGGTCTGATCTATACGGCTGACACTCTCGATCAATTTGAGATGGCGGCCCAAGGTTGGGCTGAGTACAAGAGCCTGACTCGGGAGCTTTCGGAAAGCGGCCATGCAGCGCTGGTGATCATTGGAGCGCAGCCGAAAAAAGGCGACACGCGCCGAGACATCGTGATCATTGACTACGGCACTGTGCGCGCG